TAAACTTGGTATATTGATTATTGATAATAAAGGCACATCTAATGCAACTGCTTCTGAACCGTCTTCATATTTAAAAGCAACTGATTTTGTATTACCATTACTATCCATTCCTACTTCAGTTATAAACTGAGCAGTTGTTGCTGCAAGGCTTTTTTGTCCTTCAGCAGCTGCCATCAAAGGTGCAGCTATCAGGTTTTCTATAGGCAGACCTGTAAACTGATTAGCTATATTAGCCATTATTTCTCCTAGTATTTTTTGTTTTCATTTTTCTCTTGCATTCTCAAGAATTTGTCTTTCAAACCATTGCCGCTTAATTCGGCTATTATAGTAACTAGTGTTTTAAAGCTATTTTCGATACCTTTTTGCTCCAATTGTTGTCGTTTGGAGTTATCTATCAACTTGATAATAATCCCTTCAACACGATTAAAGGATTCTCTTAGCTCTTTTTGCAGTTCATCTTGAATAAATTTATTTTGTTTTTGAATAAATATCCAAAATGCTACTGCTACAACCAAAGGAATGCCATAGCGTTCCAGTATAACAAGCCAATCCATTTTTATTAGCTCGCAATTAAAATTTCTAAATCACACGCACCAGTATCAGCGGTAGCTTCCATGCTAACAATATCTGCATTAACTGCTCCTGCATCTGCTGCATCTGCTGCACTCATAGCTGTTTTATGAGTCCATATCATAAAGCTATTACCTGCTGCTAATTTTATAGCTGCTTCATCATTATTAGCATCTGTAATTCTTAAAGTAACAAAATTAGAACCATCATGATTTGTTACTCTTACATATTTAATTAAATCTTCATCAAAAGTGCTTCCTGCTACATTTGAAGCATGTGTTGTATATAAAGTAATTTCAGATGTAGGGCATGAAATAATTCTTTTAAATATATCATTAACTGTTATTGTTTCGGCAATTGATGTTGATGTATCTCCAACAGTATTTCCGCCAGCAGCATCATTCATGTCAACTGATTCTGTTATTGTGATTGTCATTGTGGCTGTTCCTATCGCCATTTCTTTCTCCTATTTTGCGTCAATTAATTGTCCCCATAAAGAGGTTTTGCCATTTATTATTTCAACAACTTCAACTTTGTAGTCTCCGTTTTTATAAAAATCTATTATAGCAAAAGCATGATTCCAATTAGTCAGTCTTCCACTTAGCCAATCTTCATCTGCTTCTATGTCTTTTAAACAACCTAAACTCCATGCACTTATAGTTCCACCTGCATTAGTTTTAGTGTGTCTTTGTAAATCATGTGTGTGTCCATACATTATACTTTCGCCATACACATCTAAGTGTTTAAAAGAATGATACTTAGATACAAATTTACCATGAGTAAAATTAAGTTTACCAATTTTTAATAGTTTTTTTCTATTGTATGGATGATATTCATAACCTCTTTCTTTTATCTTTAAAGCATTTTCTGTTTTGTATTGCTCTAAGTAAGGATATCTTATTACAAATTTATCAAGCCAAACTTCATGATTTCCTTGAACAAAATGTCTTTCTTTGCAATTTACTTTATCAAGAGATTTATCTATTATATTCATTCCCTTGTTTACATCTTTAACATCTTTATTTAATAAAGGAATTAAATCCTCCATTGGTTTTGCACTTCTTCCTTTCCAATAATGCATACTAAAGTGCTCCCATTCACCAGTATCACCTAAATCAATATAAATGTCTGGTTTTACAATTTCTATAGCCTTACAAACGATTTTTATGGCCTTCTTATCGTGTATAGGGAAGTGTTTATCAGGAGTAACAATAGCTCTCCTAACAACGCTTTGTTGTTTATTAGTCATACTTACCTCTATTTCAAAAAACTATTTTTTATCTTTTTTTTCTTTTTCAATAATCTCTTCACACATTTCAATTCTCCCTTGAAGTTTAATGAAAAGTTCTTTAACTTGTTCTTGTTGTTTTTTGTACAACTCAAGTTCTTTTATAAAATCCATTCATATTTCCCCTTATTATATTAAATGGTATTTAACTGCAATATTTACTGAATAATCAGAATTATTTGAATCATTTCTAAATGTTGCTAAAATTACTTTACCTGCATCTACAGTATTGTTATTTATAGTCCATGTTGATAAATATGCTTGTTCACTTCCTGCATTTGTAACATCACTATTATTTGCTAATACACTTCCATTTGTTAAACATGAAGTGCTTCCAGATGTAAATGTATAAGACATAAGATGCATTCTTGTAGTGTCTCCTGTTGCTTCATCTGCTCCTTCAATAGAATAAACTCCATCAATAACTATATTATCAGGAACATACCACATACATGCAACAAACAAAGAAGCATCTGTAGCTGCTCCATCTGCTGTTGTGAGTGATGTTGCTGGGTCAGTTGATGTACCTAATGAAGGATTGTCAGCCAATGCTGAAGATTGAGGATATCCCATAAAGGGCAATGCTATATGTGTATTTGCTGCCCAATTTGCTGATATTCCGTTACCTATACCAAAATAAGCATACAAACTATAATTGCCAACACTTACTCCTGTTGTGCTACCGTCTGTTGTCCATGATGTTGAATTGTATGCCATATAACTCCTATAGTCTTGGTACTGCTAAAGTTCTTACCCCTGTTTTTCTTAAAGGATATTCTTTCATCATTTTTGTATACATTGCTCTAAAATATTGAGCTTTTTCTAAATCACCCATATCTTCAAACATTCTTGCTTTTACATAACATAAAACACTTACATGCATACCTGAATCAAGTCCTGCATTTGTTTTTAAATCGTTAGTAGGTGAATTAACAGTTGTATATTTAGAATGATATGTTATTCTTAAACCACTTGATACATCAGCTCCTTGATAGCTATCATATTTTTCTTTTGTTCTTTCGCCAGATGTAGTTGTTGTATCTTCACATACAATTGCAATTCTATTATCATCATTATACCAAGCAAAATAATCATTTGGATATGTTCTTTTATCTGTTGCCATATATCTCCTACGTTAATGAATCATCAGCTGATTCAGTATCTTCTCTTAAAATTTTATGCGAATCTGTAAGTTTTGGTATCATTACATATCTATCATTAGTATCTTTAATTTCAACTCTTTTAATATCAATAACTTCATCTGTAAGTTCATACCATCTTTTATAGCCTTCTAAATCAGTTGTTGATGATGATGTATTGTTTCTTTTATTTGCAGAAATATCATCAAGTGCATCATTAACTAACTGTAGCATATATTGTTCAGGCTGTCTTCCAAACATCTTTTCTATTTGGTCTATTATATTTTTTACTGTCATAGTTATTTACCTTGTTGTAATGGTGTTATTTCACCAGCTTTCATTGCTTGAACACCTTCAGTATATTGAGCTTTTAATGTTGTAAGTATACCTCCATACAATTCAATATCTTCTTCAAAATTTAACTTATACTGTGCTGCTGTAATAGCTGCTCTTAATGCAACTAAATGTTCAGCTTCATCTGGAAAATTATCAATAGAAGTAGCTGCATGGTCAACTGTAGGATATGTAATGTGATATACGTTTGCTGTTTGATTTGCAGTTGGTGTAGGTTTTACAAATAATGTTGCTGCATCTGAGCTATTGCTTGTAGTCCAATAAACAGGGTCAGTAGCAGTAGCATAATACATCATATTTGTTGAATCATTTGAAGCATCTCCATATGCTCCTGGAATCTTTCTGCAAGGCATATGATATCCAGAATCAGCATTTTTACGAGTCACTTGAAGTACATCTCCAATACTATCTAAATCCATTGTTGTTGCAGCATTATTTAAAACAGTTAATTGTGCACACTTTTGTTTTAAATTTGCAGGCATTAAAGATATAACTTCTTTTGCCGCATCATTTAACCATTGATTTGCTAAAGTAGTAAAATCATCCCCTTCTTCACTTGCACTATCTAAATTTGCATCAAACTGTGTTAATGAATTTATTTGTACTCCAAAATTCCACGCCATTATCTTCTATTCCTTTTTGCAATATCTGCGTCCATTGTTGTTTGACTAAACTCCACTTGCGTTTGTCCACTCCAAGTTGTTCTCATATTTATACTGTCAGACACTTTACCTGTAGTACCAAACACATTTCCACACTTACATTGCTTAACAACATTTTTAGGAACTTCAGTTTTCCTAGAACACTTACTACAATAATATATTCTCATTCGCCTTTAAGTTTTGTAGTGTATTTTTTATTATTATACATAAAAGTATTTTTTCCTGCATTTCTAGCCTCCCTAAATGCACTTCCAAAATCAGATTTAGCTTTAGGTTTTGGTTTTGGTTTTGGTTTAGACTTACCAATTGTAAAACCTATTGTTTGTTTGTCTATTTTCGGCACTACAAGTTTTTTTATTGTTGCAGCTTTAGCTTTTTTTGATATTTCTTCACTTCTTTTCAGTAACTCTGCTTTAGCTTTTTTTGCATCTCTTGCTTTTTGATTTTTTGCAAATCGAGTTTCTTTATTTGATGCATCATCATAACCATATAACTCTTTTCCAATTTTAGATTTTTTCTTCATTGCTTTTTGATATTCATCTTTTAAAGCATCACTTTTAGATTTAGATGGTTTTTTCTTCATTGCATCTCTTTCTTTTGCATAAAAAGCTTTTCTTTCTTCACGTTTTGCTTTTCTTGCAGCTTTTCTTGCAGCTCTTTTTTCAGCTCTTGCAACTTTAGCTGACTTTTCTTTTTTAGCAAGTTTTTCATCTTTTTCAAATGTAGGTTTAAGATTTTTGTCTTCTAAAAATTCATCAACTTTTCCAATTGCTTTTTCAAACTCTTTTTTAACTTTTTTTCTTTTTTTTGTCCCTTCTTCAATTCCTTTTTCCATTCTAGATTTTCTTTTAGCTTTTGCTAATTTATTTTTTTCAGCTATAGAAAGTTTTCCATCTTTATTTTCATCTCCAGCTAAACCACCTTCTTCGTATTTCATCATTTTTCCACCATGACCCATCATAGGGTTTTGCATACCTATTGCATTATAACCAGTTTTGCCACCACCTGCATACTCAGTTACACTTCTATTTGCTCCATTATTCACAGGTATTCCCATGTTTTGTGATTCTGCTTTTGCTGCAGCCATTCCCTCTGGAGTGTATGGGAACTCTTTATCTCCTACTTTTGGCATTATTTTTTACTCCTATTTCTTGCATCAGTTATTGGATAATTAAATTCATTTTTACTAGGTAATTTACCATTTTCATTTATATATTCCAATACTGGCTCTGTTTTACTGTTAACTGACTTTTTCTTAATTATATATTCTCCACCTTCAACTTCAATTGGGATACCGCCTTTATCATGTGATGGCCCATTTAACTTACCTCCATGATTCATAGATTTTAAATGTTTATCTACTCTTTTAGATTGTCCTAAATGCAATTTTGAAGCTTTTTTTAATTCTTTTACAACTAATTTTAAATCTTCTACTGAACCTTTAACGGGGCCACCTTCTTTCATAATATCTAAAGTCTTAGGATAGCCTTTTTCGCCAGGTTTTGCTGGACGTTCTCCTCTTTTACGCTTGGCATGTATATTTGCCCATAATCCTTTTCTTTTAGCCATCTTAATCTAAATATTCAATATGAAACACAAACTCTAAATCATCAGTTGCTGCATAAGCTATATTTGCAGCAGCTAAAGCTGTAAAATATACACTTGTTGTATTACTTCCAGCTTTAAGTATTAAAGGCATATAGTTTTTATCAGTTACTCCAGTTAATCCTGAAGTTGAAAAAATTGCAGCACTACCTGAATCTTGAGCAACAATAATTTGCCCATCGCTCCAATCAAGAGGAAATGCATGTAAAACTTTAGCTAATGCAAGATTTGCATTTGTAATACTGGCAGCAGACCCTTTTGTACCAAAATTTATTTGATTTTCCGTAAAAATTAATTCCATATCATGTGATTCTTGGTCTTTGTCAATTATAGTCATTCCTACTAATTTTGAAACACCACCTCTATTTGATACAGCTCCTGGTATTTCTGTTGAATCAAACATTACATCATTGTCATGAGTATTACCTGCAATTACAGCAGGCTTAACCCTTACAACTGTTCCACCTGGGAAATTTCCCATAACTTTCTCCTTGTTTATAAAATTATTATTATCTTATGTAGATTCGGGAGCCACCCTTTATACGATAGCTCCCATAGTTCTACAAAACTATTAATCCTTATTGATTTGGATTATGAAGTAGTAATAGCATCATCGATGCCAGACATTGCTTCTGCTAGCCACTCACCATCCCAAAATAAAAGATTTATATAATCTCCTTTTTGAGCACTTGTACCAATAACTAAATTTGATACTTGAGTTCCTGCTGTTGAATTAGAAGCATTACCTCCTGGGTCTTTCATTACTAAACTTACTATAGCACTTCCAGCAGCTATTGTAATAGCACCTGTAGGAGTTTCTTCCTCTACAATAAGTTTATAATTAATACCACTAACGCCTGATGTTGCAGTAGGCAAAGTTATTGCATAAGCTCCTCCAGAAGATTCAAGCATATAAACATTGCCACTATCTGCTAGTGTTAATGTTTTAGCTGCTGAAACTTGAGAGATATCTTTTAAATCATATAACTTACCATACTCATTACTATTTGCATTTAATACATCACTTCTCATCTTATATTCCCTCCAAATTAATAACTGCGTGAGTTTCAGGAAGAGATACTTCAAGACCAGCTTCGGTCAAAATCATATCTTTTCTTAAATCCTCATCAGCTTGTTGTACGTTTGTTGTAATTGAAGTATCACGATTAACGCCATTACCAACAAGAGGTCTATATGAAACATGGTCTAAGTCAACAAAAGCCATAAGACCTGAAGAATTGTTTCTGAATAATGGTTCTTTAACAATACTACAATCACCATGAACAGTTTCAATTTTCATAACTTTATGACCAAATGCACCTTTAGATGATTCGAAATTATAAGAATTTCTTGAAGCACCTGTATTTACATCTGTACTTGTACCTGCTAACATTGAAGCTCCTGCAAATCCACCAGCTCCAATTTTATTAAAGTGTGAAATTACTGGTAAAGAAGCTAAACATAACTTACTATCTGAACCACCCCTTGCAGGGTCATACATAACTTCAAATGCACCAAGTAAAGCATCATATGTCATTTCGCTTGTTGCCCATCCACCTAAATATGGAGTATCTTCAGCATATGCAGCCAATGCTCCACCGCCTGTGTTTGTTCCATTTTTAAGTATATGGCCTACAATACCATCAGTATATTGAATACCGCCTTGGGTTCCTTGCATACCAAATAGCATAGCTCTTTCAATGTCAACTTTATGTTCTCTTAATTTAAGATTCCATATTCTTTGCCATTCATCAGCATAACCTCTGTATACTGTAGCTCTTGCTGTATTAGACATCTCACAAGCTGTTTTAAAGATTTGAGTAAATCCAAAATCATGGTCTAATTGTTGAGACCATACGTCTGGAGCACCTGAACCTTGCTCATATGATGTTCCAATTACTACAGCATCAGCATTATCATCAAGTGTTGTTGTTGAAGCACCTGCTGTAGCAGCAATTGTTGTAACTGCAATTGAAGTGTCAGCTGAATTTTGAGTAACAGATTCAATTCTTGCTGTTGCTCTAGTTACAGATTCAGTATCTGTACCGCCACTTAAATTAACATTTTGTGCAAATTCAACAACCATACCTTTTATAAGCCAATTAACACATGCACCACCAACATCAACAAGCACAGTAGTGCTTCCTCCTGGTGCTGCCAATGTTTGACCTCCGTCAACTTTAAAGCTTCTATCTGTGATAGCAACTTTTGTTCTATCTTCCAAAAATCTGAATTGAGAATCAGATGTTGGAACTTTTCCTACTTTAGACAAATATACAAAAAATGGAGACTCTTCTGGAGCTAATTCAGCAATTCTGTCGCTGAAATCAAACAACCGCCTTGTGTGAAAATCGGTATTAGATTGCCCAGGAGTTCCAAATTTTACTTGTCCTGCATTATAATTTGCCATTATAATTACTCCTTGTTATCTTATTATTATTTACAATACATTGCTTCGATTACCAGCTGCAAGAATGCCTTTCCACATATCATCTTTTTCATCGCTTCTTTGCGGTTGCTCACCATTTAAAACACCTGCCTGTTGAGGAACTGCTTGATTTTGACGAATAGCATCAAGTGGACTTTCATTACTAACAGCTTCAGGATTACTTACAGCACGCCACATATTTATAGCACCATCAACACCATATTCAGCAGGATTTTTTTCAGCAAATTGTATAAATGATTCAATCTCACTATCATTTAGTCCTTTTTGACTAAGTTCAGATTTTAATTGATTTACACCTACTTGCTTTTGTAATCCTTGCATTTGTTGATTTACGCCTTGATTTATAGCTTGTTGTAGTTCCTGTTGTCGAAACTGATACGATTTAGACGATGGGTCATTATAGGCTTCCCAAGGGTCGAACTCATCTTTATCTAAAGCTACTTGTTGTTCAGCTTGTGGTTGGCCACTTTGTACCATTGTTTTGATGCCTTCAACAACATCTGGTCGTGACTCCAAAAACTTACCAACTTGTTCATATTTCTTTAGACTTTGATTTTCAGCATAAAGCTTATCCTTTTCTGATTGAAAATACTTTGCTTGTGATTGCCAATCATCAGAACCCTCTTGCTGTTGTCCACCTTCATCTTGCCCTACATTATCGTTGATTTCACCTTGATTGTCAAGATTTTCATTTTCTAATGCGTTATCCATTATTTATCTCCTTGTTGTGATTTCTCGGTTTTTTCTTGAGCTTGACCACGTAAACGTAATTTCTCTGATTCGAGTTTAACCACATTGGTTAGTTGATTGACTGCATTCTTATTAGCAGCCTGTGTATTTAATTCATTTTCTTTAAGTGTACCTTTAAATTTCTCTACTTCAGTTCTTTTTCTAGCTGATATTGATTCTCTATGAGCTGTTTGTAAATCGCCAGATAAATTCTTAATTTGTTCTTGTGCAGAAGCTAATTGTTGTTGTAATTGTTGCACAGTATCCATTCTTTGTAATACACCTTCTTTATCAAATATATCAGTTTTCATTAATGCTTCTGTTCTATCAATAAGACCCATTTTAAATGCTTCCATATATATTGACCATTCGCCCCATCTATTTGATGGCATTGTTGAATTACCAATAATGTTAACATCATATTGTCCAATAGTTAAGTCGTTATGCAGCTCACCAATCGCTTGTGACTTATCATTATAAAAATTAACCATATACTCAGACATATCATTATTTGGTTGCACTATTCTAAATGTTTTCTTATATGTATATTGTTCTTTTGCAAGATTATAAATAACCTTACCTAATCTTTTTAAACTACCTTCAATATCTCTTAATTTAGACTTACTACGTCTTTGACCAAAATCCTCCATCATCATTGTTGCTGAAGATGTTTGTGGTGCAGCTTCTGCATTTCCTTGCATCATTTCAAATATACCCATATTTAAATCAATATATTTTTCAATCATAGGTGGCAAGTTTAATATTGAATTAGATAAAGGAGAAGGTTGTGGAAAATGCGGTTCACCCATTGACGGGTCATATTCAATTGTTGCATTAGGATTAGCCCAATCTCTTTCTAATTCTTCAATATCATCAACACTTCCTTGCGGTATAAGTAATTTTAAACCAGCAGATGATTGTGCATGTGATGTAATAAGTGACATTACTTTATTTAAATATTTTTGAAAATCTTTGTTTTTTCTAACATCACTCATTGGATATGGAGTATTTGTCCATATGTTTGGAACTGGCACAATCGGATATTTATCTGTATTTAAAATATATTCATATAATACAATTTGTCCTAATGTGCATGTAATTTTAATTCTTGTTTGCATAACTTCAACAACATCAATAAGTCCGTTTTTAGCAGCTTCAATAACTTTATCATCTTCCATAAACTTACGCATATTAGCTTCATCTAATATTCTTTCACTACCATCTTGCATATTTACAATTCTATAATAAGGGACTTTAGTTTTTGAAAAATATTCTATAAGTTGATATTTTTGTGAACCTTCTCCATGGTCATAGTCCTTAACAACATCAGGAGTAAAAGAACCTTTAGTTCTTGCATTCATAGCTCCAGGATATGTTTCGTCTTCATAATATCCTTCAATTTCATCAATAAGCATTTTACCGCTTTTTTCATTAACTTCTTTTAATTGAGGATATAAATCTAATAATTGATACTTTGTAAATATTGTAGATAACATCATACCTGTAGCATCATCAAAATATCTGCTTCTAGCATTAGGGTCTACGCAAACTCTAAAAGGGTCTACATAACTAAACTTAACTTCACCTCTACCATAATCAGCTTCTCTATCAACATATGCATAAAAATAACCAAGACCTGTTATTGTATAATCATGAACAACTTGTTTAAATGTTTCATTACCATCAGATATATTCCAAATGTATTCAAGTATACCTTTCCATACATCTGCTAAATCATTATCTGAATCTTCTCTACCTGATGCTGAAAACTTTGGAGGTTTAGATGTAATTATTGCTTTAAATTGCTCTATAGCAGAATATAGCCTATCCATAGGAACGCTTGTTTGATTACGTGATTCTAATTCTTCTTGTTCTGCTTCACTAAAATGATTACCTAAATAAAAATCAATATCTTCTCTTGCATGTGTCTCCCACTCTTTACGAGCATCAGACCAGCGTCTCCATAATTCTTTTATCTCTTGTACTTGTTTTGTAGCTTTAATCATAACTGTTAATATAAGATATATTTATAATATAAATCAATACCTTGCTCCTGTTATCCAATTGTATCGTTTTCTAGGCTTCTTATATGAATCTCCATGTTTCTCTTTTTTTATAGTACCTGCCTTTTTATTTCCTTTAGCATATTGCGTTGATAACCAAAATGCATCAATAGTATCATCATGGCTTCCTTTTGGAAAATCAAGTAATTCACCGATAAATTCATGCATATCTTTCTTTAAATGCACAGCACCAGCTCTAAACATGGGCTGCAAACCTTCAAACAACCTGTCTTTCTTTTTTTGATTACCATATCCTTTAATACCTTTTTCTATACCAGGTAAAAATTTACCTTCTTTTTTACTTCGCTTATATACATAATCCCTAAGCATTTCTTGATATGATATTGTTTCAATGTTTATTCTTTTAATTTTTTTATATCGTTCTGTAATTTTAAATATTTGGTCGGCACAGTCCATCGGTAATACTCGCTTTCTCCAATATTCGATAACATAATAATCGTATTCAGCAGTAACACCAATAACCATGATGACACTATAATCGTTCCTAGCACTAAGTGTCGAAGCAGGGTCAACACCCATGTAAATATTGACATATTCAGTTCTCCCATCATCCAGTTTAATATACCAAGATTCACATGCTTCATCGAACCTAACATTGCCTTTGTAAAAATTTTCTGTTATATCTTCTTCACTAAATATTTGGTCTTCAGGAGATTTAGCCTGATTCATATATTCTTGATAAAACTTACTAGGAGTTCCAGAATCAATGTAAAACTGCTTCCTTTCCTCAATCTTTTTCATAGGCCATCTTGAAGGCCATAGAGGAGTACCGTCATCTTTTATTGCTTTATGCGTTTCAATATTCCAGGAGTAATCCTCACCTGTTTTTTGTGCTGCTTGGTAGTTTTTTACAAGTCCATTAAGAAATGAATCATAATGCACTATCGTTCCATTACACCATAAGAATCCACCTTTATCAAAATCAATCGCTGGATATACTGCAGCAGTTACCCAGTTTTTTATTTGTTGTCTTGCTTCAGGTGTTTTTGTATTTAACTCTGATTCAAAGTCATCTAGTATTATTCCAGTATATCTTGTAGATAATTGTTTTTTACCCCTCAATCTTTGAGAAGCACCTTTAGCAATCATTCTACAGTTATTTTTTAATACAATTTCGTTTTTAGTCCATTTACTTCCTTGCAAATCACCAAAGTAGTAATGTATTGCAGGATTTTCGTATATATGTGTGGATATCCAGTTAAGGTTATCAATAGCCTGGTCTTGTGCCTCGCCAACCCAAGCGATAAATTCTGGGCTTTCTTTTTTCGCAAATAAAAACCTATGTAATACAGCACATGCTGCTAAGGTTGACTTTGCGTGGTCACGAGGCATGACAAGTGCTAACTGTTGAATATTTCTATCCAATAACAATTTTGCTACGCTAACATGAAAATCTGGTGTTGCTGAAGCTAAGAAATCTTGTGGAGAAAATAATTTACCAAAAACAATAAGGTCGTTATGTGCCATCTCCAATATTTTTTCATTCTGCGAAACATCACCATTTAAGTTTAAATTAGCCAATTATTAACAATTCCATTTTTTTAATGACAACGATAATCTATCTTTACCTGTATTATTACTAGGTTTTTGTCTTTTACGCATACCTTTCATTCTAGCACAAAAAGATTTTCTACGTTTTGCAGATTTACTGCCTTTTTTAAGTTTTGATGGTTTAGTAGTTACAGCAGTTTGTAATTTAGAACCAGGATTTTCTCTTCTATATGATTCAACGCCTTTTTGATTTAAACCGCCTTTTGGGTCTTTACCTTCACTACGTTGCCATGCAGGTGTTTTACCACCTTCAGCAAATTTCATTCTTCTAGCTTTTCCATCATTAACGGGTATCTCCGATGCCCACACATCAACTCAAGTTTTTTTCATCATTACCCTCCATATAAAGCAATATCGCTTAAAAATTTATTTACCATTTTACCATAATCATCACTATCAACTTTTGTTCCTGCATGATGATGTTGTGCCCAATAATCAGCTAGTTCTTTGTCTGTATCTACACCCATAAAAGATGCGGGCATTTTACCTTTAACATTTGGCATTTGTAATAAATTACCTAAAAATATTATTTGTTGTTGTTCAGGACTTAATGAGCTTACATCGTAATTAGATTGTGAAATTCCTTCAAGAAATGATGGAACAACTTTTTCATTTTGTTCTATAAGCCTATTTATTGCTGTATTTGCTCCTTGCCCTTCTCCTGTTTCAAATTGGAATAGTCCTCTACCAGGCCCAAAACCTGATTCTGTTTTATCAGAAATTTGTATTGCAGAAGGATTGCTTTTACTTTCATGAAATGCAATTTTATTCATGTTTTCCATTATTTGGTTTATATCCATTGGTTTGCCATCAACCTTCCATTTATTTGATGCAGTTTCTAATAAAGAGTCTAATAATACTTTAGAATCGTTATTCATTATAATAAATAATATCAGCCCCAGACAATTCGGATATTTCACTACACGAGTAACTTAGGGGGATAGGTAAGTTGGATACAGAGATTTCATCCAGAGCTGATAAATATGTAATTTCAATTGTTGTTTGCATTTATGCCTTTCCTAGTTCAATATTGGGTAGGCTAATATACGTTAAATTTTCGTCTAAATCAAATAGTGAGTTACAATGTGGGCACATCCAACCTTCCACATCATTGTTTGCATCTAATACACCAACCCTCTGCGTTGTATATTCATCCCAGTATAAATCCTCGTCACATACAGGGCAACAATCCTCACTTGTCTTCTGATTTTTCTGCGTGTGCAAGTACCTTCGTTTCTTTCCCACCTTGTAAAGCCTCCAGTTGTTGCGGTGTAAACCCTTGGAATACAGTTAATTGTTCTTGTTTTTGGTCTGTATCAAATAGCCCTGCTATTTTTGCGAGCGATTCGAGCGAGCGAAGCCGATTTGCGTCCCTATCGGATACTTCTGCTATCATTTTATACTGCCCTATAATCCATTCAGGCGATACACCTTCATCTTCTAGTATTTTTTTAATTTCTTCTTTAACCATTGTACGAATTTCCTCTTTTTGTAGTAAAATATTTGATTTTTTCTGTATATATCGTTTATCTTCCGCCTTTGGGTAGGCTTTTTTGTATGCTGATATTGCATCATCACCCGAAGCCACATACCTAGCGAACAAAAATTCACGATTATTTAGTTTTCTGTCCTTAGACCTTGAATATATCGCTTTATAGTTACCAGAAAAGGTATAAATGTTTTCAACCACCCCGCCTTCACCATTCATTCTATGTGTTTTCTGTTCCACAATAAATGAACCGCAAACCGTACGTATCATTGTACGCAATTGTTTGTAGTTAGGATGACTAATCATGCTTTTCTTTAATATCTGGCAGATATGTCCATCATCTGTTTCAACCCAATCACCTTCATCACCATGTCGCCAATTACCAACAATAGGTTTGCCGCACCCTAGTGCTTTGTATTCCTCAATGTTGTCATACAAATAGTGATTATTTCCCTTGATTACCTTTAAGTCCATAATAAAATATACAAAAAATTTTTCAAAATAAAAAATGCTTGCATAATTGATTTATTTGATTATATTAATATCTCTATAGAGATACTATATAGAGATAACACTAAGGATATATCTCTAGAGTAAAAAAAATTAATAATAAAAAAAAGGTAAGTCAAAAACTTGAAAAATAGCATTAGAATGTGTGTGAGTGTTATTTATAAGTGCCCTCCCCCCGAAGTTACGTTAGAAATTCCCTCGCAAGTTGATTTTTTGGATTATATATTATAATATTACTTGCAATTCCGCGACATACTAAACAAAAGGGAACACAAATAAAAAACCCCGCTAATCTGCGGGGCTTCTTATCCTATCATTTATTTATTATTACTACTTAATCACAAGCATCAATGAATCTATCACGATTAAATAAACTATTATCTTTTTCAAACTTCATACATAAATTATTTATCAATTCATTTTTATCTAGTAGCCTTCTATCCCAACCAGATTCATCTGTTGTTCCACTCTTAGATATTGCTTGTGCTATTAATCTATAATACTTTCTACTTAACATTTGAACCCCCTTTATTATTTAAGTTAATATTATTATTATTGTTAACTATGTAATCTTTATCTATGCCCATTTCAACGATAAATGTCATATCTTGATTATGTCTTTCCATCTCATCAATAGCTTCATCATATGTCATTTTGAAACGTTTCATCATATAATATAACAAGCTCAAACCTTTTATTTCTTGCGTGTAATTACTCATTATTTTACTCCTTGTTTTTTATTACCTTTCCATACAACGTCATATTTTTGCATTATTTCATAACAATTGTCAAAATCATTTACATCAAACATTCCTCCATAATAATGACATATTTCAAATGTTAAACGCTGTATGTCTGACAAACTTTGTTCTTTTCTTTCCTTTTCTAATTGTCTTTCTTTCTCTAATTGTGAGGCTTTTTTTGCGGGTTGTTTCTTTGTTCTTGCTTCCTTGTTTAACTCTTCCGCCATATTATGTGCCGTTGTTAATGCGTTGATATTTCCTTGGAGAGTTTCAACTCGTTCATCTAGTTTATTTAAATGAATATTGTCTTTTTCACAATATCGTTTTAAATAATCAATATCTCTTCCCATTTTACAAACTCGTTCATCTAATTCATCAAACCTATCAGCAATACCGCCAAAATCAACTTTTTTTATTGTTTTAATATCTCCTTCAATATCAATAATATTATCACCTAATTCACCGAGTTTGTTTTCGTGGCTTGACACTCCATTTTCTGCATTTTCTGCTCGTTCTTGTATGTCGTGCAAGTCGTAATACTCCAAGTCCTCAACTCTTCGCTCTACGTCCTCAACATCTGTTTTAGATTCTAAATTATCAAGCCTATTATCTAAACTATTATTTAATTTGGTGAATGTTTGCGTAATATCAGCTAGAAACCATTTTTTAAATAA